CGTAAACTTGAGCAGTTCATGACTAGAATCGCTCAAATGTTTGATCCTGCTTTGTATGTACAGATTGACTTTTCAAATGTTGACGCATTGCAGTTTATACGCACTGAAAAACTTGATCGGATCATTATGCATATTGACAATGGCATGAGTCCATCAGAAGCCTATGCTTATGAAGGATTGACGGATAGCCCATTTGGAGAAACAGGAACAGAAGAGCCAGCCAGCCAGTCAGAAGAGGCAATCGAGCAGGCATTAACACAACTTGTACAGCGTGCGAAAGAGGACGAACTAGCCAAGATCGGCAACATGAAAGAGGCGTTTGACGAGTTGCCAGAGCGCACACAGAAAGCACTCACAAAAAAGACAACTGATCACAATGAAGACGTAAACAACAACAAAGCCAAGACCACGACAAAATTGCGGCTGGCTGTTGTATACTGGCGAGGGATCGGTGCTTTTAAAGGCAATCCGGCAAGTGTTAGGCCTTCTGTAAGCAGCCCCGAACAATGGGCGATGGCTAGAGTCAACTCTTATTTATATGCACTAAGAAATGGCAAATATAGAAGCGGAAAGCATGATACTGATTTGTTGCCTAAAGATCATCCAATGGCAGGCAAAGACGAAAAAAAAAATACAAATGCGTTAGAGTTACGCGGTAGTGTAGGCGACAAAGATCCAACGAACTTCCCAACTGATGGCGAGGATCAACAAGTGGCGTTACGCAATTCTGAATTTGAAAGATTTCCTCATGAAGAAGCGGAAAAACTCAAAGAAGAATGGCCGCAGATATGGAAAAAGGGCGGCAACATCCTCGGCAATAAACAGTTTAATAGACTGAAGCCGATAGCGGATCGAGATAGCAGCATAGCAGAGACTAGAACAGAAGAAGAGGCGATCCGATTGCGAGAAGCATGGGCAGCAAGACACTTCAAAGATTTTCGATTGGCTGGCGTTGTTGCACAAATCAAATGGTTAGTTGTTGGATCTCGTGGACTTTCACACATGCGAAAAGTGATTAGCGAAGAAAAGCAGCGACTAACAGAAAAGAGGTCACTAACTGAGAAGATGACAAAGGCACAAAAGGATTTATACTGGCGAAATTGGATCGAGAAATCAGTTATTCCGGCAGAGCGTACAATGAAAAGAGCAGTCGAGATCTATTTAGATGATGCGGCGGATCGATATGCTAGAAGAGCGGAAAAATTAGCCGAGGAAATTATTAACCAACGACAAAAAAAGGCTATTGATTTCGCTACAATTCTAGGCCGTGCATTTGAGATATCTCAAATACAAAAAGTAATTGGCCGCGCATTTCGTTCAGTATATATTTTAACAGGTAACGACATAGTAAAAAGCCTATATACAATGACAGGCAAAACGATGCCTCTTGATCTATTATTTGGTGAGCGTCAAATAATAGAAAAGGAAATCTTAAAATTTGCAAAGCAAATTAATCGCACAAGCGAGAAACAGGTTCAGAGATTAGTTAGGCGAGGTATTGAGCAAGGGATTCCAAATAGAGAAATAGCGCAATCGATACGAGCGGCGACAACTTTCGGAAGCGCCAGGGCTTTAAGAATAGCACAAACAGAAACAACAAAAGCGATTAACAGCGCAACCAATGAGGCGTATAATCAATTTGAAAAAATCGAGGGCGTTACGATTATGAAAGAGTGGATCGACTCTAGGGATGAAGATGTAAGGGAATTACACGCTGAACTTGGAAGCCAGCCACCGATCCCAGCCGATGAAGATTTTGAAATCGATGGCTACTCAGCACCTGCACCCGGATCTTTTGGTGCTGCGGCTATGGATATAAATTGCCGATGTACAATTGCCCCTGTTGTTATAGAGGATTAATAATGAAAATTATAGAGGATAAAATGATCACAGCGTATTTATTAATTGGCTTAGGTGGAATTCTTTTGGGCGGCGTTAGTACCCTAGTTATAACAAAAAAGAAAGAGGGGCCAGTCAGTCAGCCAGTAGAGCCGATTATTGTGCAACCTGTCGATCCTGTTTCAGATGTTGCCAAACAATTAACAAATCTTGATTTGCTCGTTGAACCTTGCAGCGCTGAATACATCAAAGAAAACGGGGATTTACTTTGTAGGGAAATGTATTGTCGAGTAATGGGGCGCGGAGTAGAGGCGAAAACAAGCGGGCAAGAGTGCGAAGAAATTTCGAACGTAGCGAACTCTCAGATCATTATCAATCATTGTGAAACATTCATAGACGAAAAAGAAGAATGCTACGAGAAATACAGAGAGCGCAAATAATTATTCGACACTAGATCATGTATGCTATACCATTACTGAGAGGGCACACAATGCATTTTAAGAACTTTCAAGCAAAGCAAACGACTCAAGACAAGCCAATTAAGTTTGTAGCGTCCACGGCCAATCCTGATAGATATGGCGACGTTGTTGATCAGAAAGGTTGGGATCTACGCGCTTATAATCGAAATCCAATTGTGTTATTCAATCACAATCCTGCACAGATGCCAATCGGCAAGGGTAAAGCCTATGTCGAAAATGAGCAATTAATGCTGGAGGTACAATTTGACCAAAAAGACGACATGGCTAAAACGATTGAGCAGAAAGTTAGAGACGGCTTTATTAACGCTGTTTCAGTCGGATTCCAGCCCAGTAAAACTATCGCTCGCTCTAGCCTTCCTGCTGATCATCCTTATCATGGAAAGTCTGGATCTTACTTTCAGGCGTCCGAACTTTTAGAAGTTTCTATAGTAACAATTCCCGCAAACAATGAGGCCACCTTGTCAAAGCAATTTTCTAGAGAGATCGGACTCGCAGACGTTGCGAGATCCTTGATCATTAACAAACACATTATATCCGTTCAAGAACTCGATAATGGTAATTATTTAGTCGAGTTTGCTGGACATACACCTGAAGAAATGCCCGAAGAAGAAGACGCCTATAAAGATGAAGAATCTGAAGAGATGGGCATGGATGAAGAAGAAGAGCGGGAGCACGATGACGATCATGATGAAGAAAAATATCATGATGACGATAAAGACAAAGAAATGAAAGAAGATGAAGAATCTGAAGAAGAAAAATATATGTCTCTTGATGATTTTCTTCGTGAACTTAGACAATTTAACAATTAGACATTGGAGTAATTATGTCGAATATTGATGCAGTTAAGCAAATTATGGGAGAGTTGAGAAACCTCCGAAATAACCAGGATGAAAAAGTTGCTAACATTGAGCAACAAGTAAAATCTTTAAAAGAAGCACAGCGCTTGATGGAAGAGTCTGTTTATCGTGCTGATTCTGTAGAGGTTACTGGCACTGATTCAGAACTCAAAAAGTTTGTAAACAAAGATGGATCGATTCGCTGGACTAGTGGAAAGACTCAAGTAAAGACAGCCGCAGGAACACAGACAGTTACAGAGGCTGGCTTGTTGGATACTGATGAAAATCTTTCAAACTGGCACGTTGAAATGAAACGCCTTGCTAACGATCGAATGATGGTTAAGAGCATGCTTGTGGGCGATCAAAGCACTCCAAAATTAGATCTTGCTATCGCTCGTCATTTGGCTGTTGCTCCTCGCTCAATCGCTGCACAAGTTTCAAAAGCAAACTATGACGGCGCTGGCGTTGGTGCTGAATTGATCCCTGATCAATTTTTGGCTGAGTTGCACATGGAGTATCAAGTTCCAACTGTAGTTCGTTCTTTATTCTCTGAAGTGCAAATGACTTCTAACACGATGTTAGCCCCTCGCATTAATCGCGGCGGCCGCCCATACATAAAAGGGACAGTATCAAGCGATAACCCTGCTTTGTATCCTGTATCTACTGTATCAATGGGACAGGCTCAAATCACTGCAAAAGGCTTGTCAACTCGTTATATCCTTGACGAAGAATTGATTGAAGATTCTGCTGTATTGTTGCTCCCTGCAATGCAACGCATGATCGCAAAAGATATGCGTGACGCTGTAGAAGATGCATTGATCAATGGAGATTCTGCTGCTACTCATCAAGACGCAATCGCTTCTTGGAACATTCGTGAAAGATGGGGAGCCGCTGGCCTTGGTGGCTCAAACGATCACCGTCGTTTGTGGACGGGCTTGCGTGCTGCTGCTTATGATAAAAGCACAAACGTTTCTGTTAATAGTATCGATAAAACTAAATTGTTACAATTGATTTCCCAATTGGGCGAGTATGCTGCATCTGATAAAGTTTTGATCGTGTCTCCAGAAGCACTTTACGAGAATCTTTTCGGTCTTGATGAAGTAATTACAATCGATAA